CATTCGTCATCGCTCAAATCAAATCGCATGATCCACCTCCGATCACGGTGAATCACGTTCCGCCTTCCTTTTCAATAAGCTATCTGGGTACAGACCCTAATTCGATGCGAATGGGACAGCTTTGGTTACTGGCATAAAATTTACTTGCGTGAACGCTCAAAGCACCAAGCCCTAGCGCGACGCCGTCTTTAGGAGCCGCGTTACGAAAACGATATAACGCAGAGCCGGCGACCATAAAATCAAGCATCCAATGTCGCTTATTGGCCCTTAGCGGCGTTCGCTGCGGTGCGAAAGAGTGTCGGCTGTTGGGTGAACAGCGGACGCGGCTGGTTCGCCCCGGCGCTGCCTATTGCCCACCGATTGGAACGAGCGCCAAGCCCGGCGCCGCCCGGCCTGCCGCACCACGCAGGCGGTCGACCTCCGGGTGCTCGACCGCCACCCACCCCACTGCCGTGACTAGCCTCATCCCCGCGCTGTCGTGTCGTTCATGCCGGCCCAATCCGCCGTTCGGCGAGCTCGTGCGGCTATCACCAATGAACATCGTCGACGAGATCCGCGAGCAGCACGGGCGCCCATTGCGGAAGCCTTAGGGTCCAGGGCCGACACGAGGATTACAAGACCACCTTGCCGTCACATGGCTTTGCCGGGGGTGCCATCAGGCTCGACACGATTGTGAGCCCCATCTGCTCGACTGGGGCGGTCAGGTCGGAAACGCGGGGAATCCGCGGTAAAATTTGGATTGGTCCTGCACCACAAACATTTCGAGGCCGTTTTTGCCCCTCAGACGCTTATCGCGAAGCCCAGCCGGCGCCTGTGGCTGCGTTCGACGCGGATCGCCCGCCGCGCCAAAGATGGCCTGCAACTCGCTTCACCCCGCATGGCCGAGAAGCAACGGACGAGGACACCTATGCCTCGCCGATCCAAAAACTGCTGCGCAGGCACGCGCCAAGTAGTCCAGGTTCTTCGACGCCCGTAACCCATAGGTGGCCCAACGATGATGGTCGCCATCAGCGGCTCGCCATAGGTGACCCGCGGCGGCGTTCGTAGGGTGTCGGCTTGAAGATTCCGCATGTGGCGCACTCCATCACCCCTGCGAAGCCTATGCCCCTTGTCGGAGCCCAGTCCAAGGCAACGTGACGGTTCTCGGGTCTAGACGTCGACGGTGATGTACGCGCCGCGATCGGTCCTCGGCTCGTTCAATAACGGCCCAGTCGCGATGCAGCTCGACAATGCGTCCTCCGTTGACGTGCCATAACAGGCCGGCGCTGCCCTGGTGATCGAGTGGTCTGGTTCGGGCGGCGAATAGCGCTAGGTCATCCCATCCGAGCGTAGCGGCGCGCTCGGCCCCATTTCCTTTGGCAGCCAGGAAATTGACGCAGTCGTGCACGAATCGCTCCCATCGGTGAGGCTGGACGTCAGTTGGCGGACTGCGGCGTTCGAGTGCCGCTACTCCCACTATCCAACCGACAGGAACGCGACTTGCTGCCACGGCTCCAGCCAAATCATCTTCAGCAGAGACCTCCATTTTTGCTTCTGAGTGCGCAGCCGCGGCAACAGGCGCAGATCCGTCTAATAGACCCGCGGCTTTCGTGTTGGGCTGTGCAGGATGATTATCCAACTGCCAGGCCCATCCACCTCCAACTCCGAAACCAATGCGGACTGACCGTATGCCAAGAGATTTTTTGGCTTGTTTGAAAACCTTCGCATGGGTGATGTGCTGGCCTTCACTAAGCAGCCCGGCGGCTCGGGCCATCGCCTCGAGTTGGGGGACACCTAAGGCGCCACCTGCAAGTGCATTTCGTAGGAACTCGGTCACGATGCCTGCATGCGGGCGACTGGTCATGGCCGGCGTTTAGCTCCAGCTTTAAAGGCCACAGCCACGACGTCGTCGCCGTAAAGGCGGATGTCCAGAACAAAGCGTTCCTGAGACGCATCGCCGCAATTCTGCTGATGTTGAACGTCGGTCATTTTACTTCTCCTGCGTTGTGAGAGTGTTGACTCTGCCGACCAAGGGCTTAGTGGTACGCATTCGGGGATTTGCTGGGTTCAGCCCTTGGATCATGTCGCCGCTCGCGGCACGAAAACCGGGTGAGATCAGCCTCGAAGTTCAGTTGAACCAGTCCGGTCGGACCGTGTCGTTGCTTCGCGACGATGACCTCGGCGAGATTGTGAATCTCTTCAGCGCGGGAAGTCCAAGCGGACATTTGCTGGTCATGATTGGGCTTTTCCATCTCGTGGTAATACGCCTCACGAAACACGAACATTACGACATCCGCATCCTGTTCGATCGAGCCGGACTCCCGCAGGTCGGAAAGCTGGGGTCGTTTGTCACTGCGCTGCTCCACCTGCCGCGATAGTTGTGACAGAGCAAGGATTGGAATGTTGAGTTCCTTGGCGAGAGCTTTGAGACTCGTTGTAATTTCGGTGACCTCCTGCACGCGGTTCTCGCGGCTTCGGTGGCTCTCGACTTGGAGAAGCTGAAGGTAATCGATCACCAGCAGATCGAGTCCCCGTTGGCGCTTCAGGCGGCGTGCGCGGGCTGCCAACTGGCTGATCGATAGACCTCCGGTTTCGTCGATGTAGAGTGGCAGGCTCTGCAAATCGACGGTGGTATTTTTAATCTTTTCATAGCCGAGCCTGTCGATCTTTCCGCGGCGAATTTCGTTCGATGGAATGCCGATTTGCTGACTGATGATGCGTGTTGCGAGTTGCTCCCCTGACATTTCAAGCGAGAAGAAAGCAACAATGCCGCCGTTGACTGTGGCCATGTGGCCGTCGGCGCTGACTTCGCCAGCCCAAGCCTTGGCGACGTTGTAGGCGATGTTGGTCGCCAGCGCCGTTTTGCCCATGCCAGGGCGGCCAGCGAGAACGATCAGGTCAGACGGTTGAAGACCGCCCACGAAATTGTCGAGGTCGACTAGTTCGGTCGCCAACCCTGACAGCTTGCCGTCGCGTAGGTACGCACGCCCCGCCATATCAACCGCGCTCGTTAGTGCGCTTGAGAAGGGCTGAATGCCGGTCTCGTGACGCCCAGTCGTGGCAATTTGATAGAGCTTACGTTCAACCTCCTCGATCTGGCTCGCCGGTGCGGCGTCGACCGGAGAGTCAAAGGCGGTGTTGACCATTTCCTCGCCGACCGCGATCAACTCCCGCCGAATTGAGAGGTCGTAGACTGTGCGGCCGTAGTCCTCGGCGTTGATGATAGTCGTCGCCTCGGCGGCGAGCCGCGCAAGGTATTGATTGAGTGATAGGCCCGCTATGTCGACTTCCCCAGGCAGGAAGGTTTTCAACGTTACGGGCGTGGCGAGCTTGTTGGCGCGGACTAGGCCGCTGGCCAGTTCGTAGATGCGCCGGTGGACCGGCTCGAAGAAATGCTTCGGCTCGAGGAAGTCTGAAACGCGGTAAAACGCCTCGTTATTGACCAGGATCGCTCCAAGCAGCGCCTGCTCTGCTTCGATATTGTGTGGCGACACTCGAGGCGGTGGGGTGAAGGGCTTGTTCATGGCGCGCCCCCACTGCGCTTGGCGTCATCAACTTCTGGGGGCCACTCGCTTTCGAACCACCAGCCCGTCTGCATTTCGCCATGGACGCACCGTTGTGTCCGCGGCCGACACCGACCGTTTGCACGGTCGTGTTCGACCCATGCCACCCACTGCGGTGTGTCCTGGGCCACCCACACTCGCGTAGCCCCCGACACCGCAGCCGGCGGCGCGAAGATCTCGAATTTTCCCGTCTCGCGGCCGCTGTCGAGCCAGTGTCCGAGCCATTCCTTACCCGGCGCTTTCGGTACTGCTCGCGCTGCATCTTGCTTTTGTTCGGCCGTCAGCTTGCCCCAGGCGGTGCGGGCATGCGGACGGTATGCTTCGTGCTCGATACTGTGGACGCCTGGCGGATGCGGATAGTCGCGCATGAGGCGGGCAAAACTAAACTCGACGACGGGCGCCGCCGCCTGTTCGGCCAGGTTGGGTTCGGCTCGGACTTCCGGCCCGTCGTCCCTTGGACAGCCATCGGGCGGTGCCAGTTGCTCGGTGCTCTCGGTTGTGCCGCCCGGCGTTTGCGCCGGCTCAGGTCGCGCCGTAGAGCGCGCTTCCGACAATTCCAAATCGAACCTGTCCTCCTCCCCCAGCGGGGCCGTTGGCGTGGCTGTGGGGATGGGGTAGGGGGTAGGGGGTAGGGGAGTTTCTTTCTTGTGAGCTCTTACTTGAAGACTCCTCGGAACTCGCGTTCCGCTTTTGCTGGAACGCGGAGACCTGCTCGGGAGGAACTGGCGTTCCTCCCTGGATGGTATTCTGGGGCGGAACTGGCGTTCCGGTATCTGTGTCACCTTTTCCAAGGGCGGCGACGGCCTTCTGCACACGTTCCAATTTCAATGCGACCTCGAACAGCGGCTGGCCGTCGAGCATGGGGACGTATCTATTACTGGCCCATCCGTCGCCTGGTGAAATCACGATTAGCAACCGCGCCGCACGGAGACGAGCAATGCGCTTTCGGATGTTGCGATCGCACTCGTGTAGAATTTCAGCGAGCCGTTCCTCTCCCGGCCACGTCCAGCCGTCGATCGCGACACTCGAGTAGTCGATGACGGCCTGAGCTAGATCTTCGTCGCCCCTGACGAGGTGATCGTCGCGCTTATCCCGACGCCCAGAGCGGACGATATCTTTAACGTGCCGTGCCCACCTGAAAATTTTCGCGCGTTCGGCCGGGGTCAGCCGTCGTGCCGGAATCGCGGATCGCATCATTGGCGACCTCGCGAGTTGGAGCACTGGACACAAGTCGCACACTGAACACACAGCGCGACGACGGGAGACTCGACATCAGATATTGACCTGCGATAAAATCTCTTTGTTCTGTCCAGAACGCTTCTGGCTTCCGCCCCGGTTGCCGTTGCCACGGCGCCGGGGCTTCTATTTGCTGGTTCCGGCGGCGGTCTCCACGCTGTCGTTGCAGGATTACGCGCAGAACACCTGTCGAACAAACTCCCCCAATTTTCCCCCAGTTTTCTGGGGGAAATCACGACTTGTTCACGCTTGGCAATTGGGAGAAGCGGGAGTGGTCGCCTCTTTAAGTCGTGTGTTTGTTGGAGATTTCTGGTGCTGCCGGTAAG